TCAAAGAACCGTCAATTAACCCCCTACCCCCTAAGGGCGTTTCACTACCTGACTTCATTGATCCAAATCTTTGGCAAGAATATCTAGCCTACAAGAAAGAACGACGAGAAAAATTAAGCACTAAGGGTATCGAGATGAAATTTAGCGAGTGGGCTAAATGGGCGAGCGAGGGCATAGACGTCAATGCTTGCATACGTGAAGCTATGGCAAACGAGTGGCAAGGGGTGTTTAAGCCAAAGCCAACCCACAAAGCACAAAATGGGCTAAGCCTAAGCATAGAGGACGTAAGACGCTTTGGTGGTGACGTAAGCTACTACATCGAAAGCACAAGAGAAACGAACGCCATAGCAAATCAAAACGTGGCATATATCGAAAACAAGGAGCCGTTTTAATGAACCGCATACAAACAATCAAAGAAGCGCTTGGCGTAAATGAAACCCAAGCATTAATCACAGCAGAGCTACTTAAGCCGCTAAAAGATGAGGATATTATCCCATTTTTTGCGTATAGGACAAATTTTATCCAGCCTAAGCAGTCAAGCGAGCTAATCACAAAAAACGCCGTGGCAGCGTTTAGAAAACAAAAGGCACTAGAGGCGATCAGAGATGGCAAATTTGGCTTTAAAAATATCGAGCATTTGGTCGAGTTTGTAAAAACCTTTTTTCGCAATGAAAGGCTTTGCTATGGAGCAACCTACAAAGATTTTGTGATCATCGGCGTTGATGAATATGGCAACCTAATCAACCACTACCACATTAACCAAGCAGGCAAACCAGTACAACTAAGCAGTGATGACGAAGCAGAAGTTTATGCGTGGCTCTTTGAAAACCAAAAACGTATCGGCGTGATTAAATACATAAGCGAAAGAGAAATAAAAGAAAAAGAGAAAGAGCAAGCAAAAATAGAAGTGGCGAATAATGCAAATTTACTCCCATCTGACCCAGACGCACCAATAAAAATGAGTGATGAAGCAAGAGCAAGGCTAAGAATTGGGCTATCTGCTCTTGCGTTAAATTTTGCAAAAAGAGCGTGAGATGAAAGCCGTATATATCACAATAGCCGAAAGCGGAGCTAGCATAATCGCAAAGGTAGCAGACGAAAACAAAAAGATACTTGATAGCTTTGAGATAAGCCGTAATGACGCAAGCGGAGTGCTTGAAGTAATGAGAAAGTGGAACGAGAAACACAAGGACGATGACACAAAGGGGCTATTTTGAGATTAACAAGAAGTGAAAATAGAGCCTACCAACTAAGACTACTTGAAACATATCCACTTTGCCAAATATGCGAAGAACAACAAAGCATAGAGTGCCACCACGTAAGATATGGCAGATTTGGAGCAGATAAGGATGATAGCAAGCAAATAGCCGTTTGTAGAGAGTGTCATCAATGGTGTCACGCACATAAACACGAGAGTATAGAAAAATACGAGGAGGTAGCAGATGAGAATTGGCAACGTTTCGGCGAGTAAATACCACAACAGAAAGACTAAAGGCTTTGATAGTGCAAAAGAGTGGCGCAGAAACCAAGAATTAGAAGCCTTACAGCGAGCTGGCGAGATAAGCGAACTAAACCGCCAAGTGCCCTTTGTATTAGTGCCTAGCTACACCATAGCAGACGAAACAACAAGGCAAGGTTTTAGGACTGTGCGAGAGATCAGATATATAGCAGATTTTACCTATCGCCTTAAAGATGGCAAGCGCATCATTGAGGACGTAAAGGGAATGCAAACGGACGTTTTCAAGATAAAACGAAAACTGCTTGAGAGAAAAATAGCCCTTGGAGCGATAGAGGGCGAGTTTAGGATTTATTGATGGCGAAGATAACAGAGGCAATAAAAGAGAAAATTTTGGCTGACTTTCATACAGGTAAATTTTCACAAAGGGAGCTAGCAAAAAAACATAGTGTATCAAATGGCACTGTGGCTAATTTACTCAAAGGATTAACGCCAAAAAATGAGCATTTAGTTGAAGCTCAAATAACGCTGTTATCGGCACAAACTCAAAAATCAGAAATAGAAATGAGCAGTATTTTGAGCACTGCTAAAGATGAAGCATATAACCGCGGATTAATATTTAATGCTACGCAAAAAAATCTTAATCGAGTGATGGACATGTTAGATAAAAATACTAAATTTGAAAAAGTTGGTGTAGGCGATGGAGTACAAAATTTTGAACCAGTGGAGCTTAATGCAAACGACTATAAAACACTGCAAGATATGATTGATAAGGCTAGTTTAACGCTTGGGGTTAATCAAAGAGTTGCTGCAACACAGATCAACAATGCAAACGTACAAAGCGAACGAAAGATAATCATTGAGAGAAAGGAGCTAAAGGGTGAATAAAATCACTTGGGCAGATATTGTCTTTTGTGTAGTCGTGAGTATGGCTATCGCAAGCGTGATCTGCGTTTGGCTCTTTATTGAGGCGATATTTGAAAAGGTAGCAGGGTGAGTGGTATAAATCTAAGTCTAACCTATACGCCGTGGCAAAAAGAAGTTTTTTTTGAAAATACTGCACGCTTCACCACAATAGAGAAAGGGCGCCGTGTAGGATTTACCAAGGGCATAGCAAACGCTACGATTGAGTGGCTATTAGAAGGCAAAAAGGTGCTTTGGGTAGATACTATTACGTCAAACCTACAAAGATATTATGAACGCTATTTTTTGCCCGAATTAAAAGCCTTGCCAAAAGAGTTATACAAATTTCATGCTCAAGACAAAAAGCTAAGCATCGGCGAGGGCTATCTTGATATGAGAAGTGCAGAACGTCCAGAAAACATTGAGGGGTTTGGGTATGACATAGTAATCCTGAATGAGGCAGGCATAATTTTAAAAGACGCCTATCTTTGGGATAATGCCATAAGAGCAATGCTACTGGATAATCCAAAATCAAGAGCGTTTATAGGCGGCGTACCAAAAGGCAAAAACCGCTTTTATGATCTTGCCAAACGTGGGATGAGTGGGGATAAAGACTGGAAAAACTATCAAATATCAAGCTTTAATAATCCACTGCTCAAAAAAGAGCAGATAGATGAAATGGTGGCAGAGCTTGGCGGTATAGATAGCGATGTAGTGCGACAAGAGATATACGGCGAGTTTTTGGATACTACCTCAAACGTGTTATTCAATCTTGCCCTAATTGAAAACGCATTTACCACGCAGATGTCAAACGAAAAAGCTAGTATTGTTTGGGGGCTAGATGTAGCACGTGAGGGTGATGATGAAAGCGTGCTTTGTATTAGGCAAGGCTACGGCGTCACAAACTTTTATATTTTTCGGCTTGATAGTGTGACAGCTTTAGCAAGGGAAATTTTTGGCATATATGAGAGAAGTGAAGATAAGCCAGACGCTATTTTTATTGATAGCGTGGGTGTTGGTGCTGGTGTGTTTGATACTCTAGTGGATTTTGGCTTGCGTGGCATAGTCAGAGAGGCAAAATTTTCATACAAAGCTACAAACGAAAAGCTTTATGCCAACAAGAGAGCAGAGGCTTATTTCACACTCAAAGAGAAATTTAGGTTACTTAGTATCGTGCCAAACGACAAGCTCAAAAAGCAACTTAGCACTATTAGTTTTTATTACGACAAAAAAGAGCGCTACCTACTCTTGCCAAAAGAGAATATCAAAAAAGAGTTTGGCTTTAGCCCTGACCTCGCCGATGCGTTGGCTTTGACATTTTTTGATCCATTGCCAGCAAAAATTAACACAATCAACTACGATGACGGAGATATTTGGTGAAAGAGTGTCAAAATTGGGTAGATTTGAGAAAACAAATCGAGTATATTTTTGAGCGTATTGATGTAGAGCTAATTAGAAAGGTGGCAACGCTTGATGATGAGGCTTTGCGTCTTTGTTTTTGTGTGATGATTTGTGAGTGGCTTAAGGGAGCAAAATTTATCCCTACAAAGCAAGCAAGGGTGAAACTTGCAACGGCTCTAAAAGAAAAAGGGGTCGATAAAAAACGAGTGAAAGAGCTAACAAATATCAGCAGAAGCACAATTTACAGAGTAGGACACGAAAATGACGAACGATGAAAGAGTAAGCTATCTCGAGGAGCTAGTGCAAACAGCATACAACGGCTATGCGGAGTACAAACCATTTTTTGACAAGCTAAATGATGCGTATTTGCTCCTATTAGAAAGTGAGCAGTATCACAGCCTAAAAGAGCGAAATAAGAGCAAAAACTACATACCAAAGCTAAACTCAAAGGCTAAAAGAATATATGACGGCTTAACCGAAACATACTTTAACAACGATACGTTTGCTAAGTTAGAGCCATACATCAACTCAACGCATGATGTGATCGACAAGTGGCAAGAGGCACTAAATTTCTATTGTGACAAGATAAATTTATACAAAGTTTTTGCGCCGATTTTTTTAAAATCTGCCTTTTCGGCAAGCTCGGTCGTAAAAGTGTTTTGGGCTAAAGATGAGGCAAAGATAGAGGAAGTGGATATAAATGACATCTATTTTGATCCTGATGCAAAAAACACAGATGACATCCGCTATATCGTACATAGAATTTACCTCACTACAAACGACATCAAAAAGCTAATCAAGAATAAAACTTTTAAACAAATCGACCTAAGTGAGAACAGACCTTATGAGAGAATTTGCCTAAATGAAATTTATGAGCTAGACGATGATAAATGGAGCGTTAGCACGCTTTACAATAGCGAGCTACTAAGGGACAAAATAGAGCTAAAAGACGGACAGCCTTTTGTTTTTGGATATATGCTACCACAAACAAGAAGAAATATAGACCAAACTTTTGTTTGTGCTTATGGGGAGCCTGCGCTTGCTTCACTTTTGCCGTTGCAGGACGAGTTAAACGCTATCAGAAACTCGATCACAGACGTGACAAGAAACCAAGCAATGCCAAAAATTATCTTTAACCGCAGCGCTAGCATATCAAGAGCTGATTTAGAGCGCCCAAGCGGTGCAATTTTTACCGATAGCCCAGCTGACATAAAGATCGTGCCACCTGGCGACATCAACGCATCAATGGCAACAATACAAGTTATCGAGCAAGAGATGAGCGAGGTAAGCGGTGTTAGCCCTCAACAAAATGGAGCGTCTACAACTAGGCAAGAAACAGCGACAATGGCATCAATTATGGCAAATGAGGGTAGCGTAAGGCTTCAAGGCTACATAAGAACATACAATGAAACCTTTTTCGAGCCTATATTTGAACGCCTTGCATTTTTAGTTTGGAAATACGGCGATCCCTTATTTTTTGCAGGTTTTTACCGCGGTGAAGTGCCAAGCTTCAACATCAACCTAAACACTGGTATAGGAGCGCTCAACAAAGAGGTGCAAAAGAAAAGCCTAATGGATGCTAGCCAAGTAATAGCAGCTCAATTTGGTATGTGCTTACAGCTTCAAGACGGCGAGGGTGCAAATAGGATGAAAGAAGCAA